CCAGTACGACATCCAGCCGGAAGACGGTCCGGCGAAGGAGGTAGCGGCTTGAATCCCTACTCGGGTTTCGTTCACCTGGTCAAGCTATACGGAACCGCTTATGGCCCACTACGAAGCACCAAGCCAAAGCGTCCTGCCGGTATGTCTGGCAGGCAATGGAAGAGGATGCGCAAAGCTCAGGGGCTGACAACCAAGAGCGCGGGATTCACCCTCATGAATCGCAAGGAGGTAGCGGCTTGACGACGACACCCACACCGGTTTCGACAGTCGAGGCAGCGGTTGCCGCTCCGGCGAACCTGACGCGCGAGATCGTGATTGGCATTCTCGCGATCCTGCTCATTGCGGTTGCTGTCTTCTCCTGGATGCAGGAGCACGACGCCCGGCTGCAGGCCGAGGCACAGACGGCGGCGCAGCAGAAGACGATTAACCAGGCCGCGAAGGATGCCCAGTCTGTGCAGCAGAATCTGGACGCGCAACTGAAGACGATTGAGACACAGAGGCAAGTGCCGGCGACGGCGCCGCAGATCGTGATTGACGCCGCAAAGCTGTTTCCTGGGCTACCCGCGCCGCTGCAGGTGGTGCAGCCTCCGCCGGTGCAGCAGACGGTGAACGGCAAAACCGAAGAAGTGCCCAGCGCGCCCGTGGTGCAGATCCCCCAGGTGGACTTTGCCACGCTCCAGGCCGGCGCAATTACCTGCCAGGAAAATTCAGCCAAGCTGGACGCCTGTACGCAGACTCAGGCTGACAACGCTGTGCAACTGAAAGAGACCACGGCCCAGCGCGACGAGTGGGAGAAAACGGCCAAGGGTGGCACCTGGATGCACCGGACGCTGACCGCGGCCAAGTGGGTGGTGATCGGCGGGGTGATCGGGTACGTGGCGGGGAAGCAATGATGCCGGCGATTGACAACTGGGCGCGCGGCTACCTGCGCTCGATGCTGAGCGAGGCGGACGGAACCGGCAGCAGCACGCGGTTCTGTGTGGTGGCTGTGATCGTGTTCACGCTGGGCTTCAGCTCGGCACTGCTGTGGAAGATTCACGCGCCGGTATCGGTGGCGGAGTTCTGCCAGGCACTGGGAGCTTTGACGTTGTTCGCAACAGGAATCTGCGGGGCGCTGTACGGCATCAACCGCGCCGCCGATGTTTTCAACAACCGGGCCGGCAACGGCCCACAGCAATAGGAGAGAGCCATGCATCTGTTTCTCATGTTTGTCATTGTCGCCGTCGTCGCCTTCATTTGCGGAGTCGTCTTCTCCGGCTACATCGGGAGTGCGATCAAGAGCCTGGAAGCCACTCTCGAAACCAAGTTGTCGGCGATCGAGACCGCCATCAAGAAGAAGCTGTAACAAAATAAACCCAACAGAGAGAAACACCCCAGATTGCTGCCGGAGACAAATGACGTCACTTCGGTTACTCCTTACGGGCGGATGCCTGAGCGCGTACCTGGGGAACTCAACCAACTCCGGGGCGCCCTGCATTGCAACAGGGCGCCACGGACCTCGCGGAGTGACCCGATGAAACCAGACAAGCCGGTCAACTTCTTCGGGATTCCGCGATCGAAGTACAAGAAAATCCGCGCCCGCATACGCGCCCAGGCCGACGAAATGACGGTGCTGAACGATATGGGGACCGCAACCCTCGCCGGCGTCACTGTGGATTGGCTTTACAGCGAGGCTGAGCAGCTTTTGACCGTGACATGCACCAGGCGGCCGTGGTGGATCTCGGCATTCAGGGCGGCGGCCAGGATCAAAGAACAGGTGGAGGAATTATGACCATGAGAATTCGTGGATGGGTTGGTATCGGGCTGGTCTTCGTGCTGACCTTGTGGATGGCGAGCTGCCTGCGCGAGGCCTATGCGCAGACCGCGCCGGCGCCGGGAACTTACTACGCAAACCCTGGCAGCCTCGAAAATGTGGACGTGGCGGCGATCAACTCCGCTCAGCAGTCGATTGACCTGGCTGCCTTCAGCCTGACAGACAAGACCGTGGTGGACGCCCTGCGAACCAAAGCCGCATTCGGCGTGAAGATCCGAATCTACCTTGACCGCGGGGAGCTGCAGGCCGAGTGCCGCGGCGACGCAACCTGTGCCCGAATTGCTTTACACGAGCTGATCGGGTTTCCGGGGGTCACCATCAAGGTCAAATATTCCAAAGTTCTGATGCACCTGAAAAGCTACGCGATGGACGGCAGCCTGGTCCGGGACGGATCGGCCAATTTCAGCGAGCAGGGTGAACGCCTCCAGGACAATTCAGCCGTCCTCTCCGCCGACCCGCGAGCCTATGCCGTTTTCCAGGCAAAGTTCCGCGCGATGTGGGAGCGGCCGGACAATCTGACGGTCGCCCGGGCGGTGGCAGCCGGGACGGTCAAACCGGCTCTCGCGGAACCTGAAGGGGAGCATTAAGACCAAAAAACGCCAGGAGGCGTTTCAGGGCGTCGGGGAGGTCGCCGACGTGGGGTAGGACCAAATAAATACCGGTATGGCATACCGCAGGCCTTAGCGGGGCAAATCCGGGCGGTTTAAGGGGTTGGCCGGATGGCGAAAGCAGGTTTTGGGCGATGGACGTGGAAAGTGGCCTCATGACAGGCATCGGGTTGGTGGGGGCGGACGCCCCCAAGGGCGAGGTGGCGGCCAGCTTCCGGCGTGGCTGGCTGAGGCACTTCAGGGTGGCGCTCAGCTCGGCCGGCGGAGCGGCGGTAGTCCTGTTGATTTTGGACCTGCTGCAGCGCCAGCCGGTCGAAGGTTTCAAGCTGTTGGGGGCTTGGGGCCCGTGGCCGGTAATCGCTCTGGTGGCTCTGGCGTTTCTGGGCCGTTTTATGGGCCAGATGAACGACACCATCCAGACGACGTTCAGCGCCGTTGTGACCAACGTGCAGCAGCAGACGGTGGCCAGCGTCAAGACAGCCGACGCGTTGACCAGGCTGGCTGACCAGGGCGGACGCCAGGCGGAGCAGGTTGAGCGGCTGGCGATCTACGCGGCACAGGAGTTTCCAGGCGTCTACGAGCGGCTGGATAAGCAGGACGAGATTTTGCTGGATGTGCAGCGCGGCATAAAGGGCCTGCACTCGATGTTGAGCAACGAAAAGGTTGCATTTGATCGCAGGAACAAGGAGCCGGATGATCGCGATAGACACTGATCAAAACTTGATTAGGGCAAAGCGGCGCAAGGGCATCATTTTGAAACTGGTGCGCAAAGGGAAACCCCGCCTTAGCGACTTTGAGATATGGGCTGCGCTGGAGTTGATGGGGTTGAATCAGGAAGCAAATGGTGAGTGCGATGGATGTTGAACGTAGGGAAATTCAAGCGCGGCGGCGTCGAGGCATCATTCTCAAGCTGGTGCGCGAGGGCCACGAGAATCAGCTCTCGCGGCTGGATGACTTCGAGATCTGGGCGATCCTCCTCAAGATGGGGCAGACGGCTGGACGCCAGCAGGTCGTGACGCTCCTGCAGGATCTGCAGGTGCTCGAATATATCGACTTCAAATCGAGTACAGACCAGGAAACCGGGCGCGTGGAGCTGAGCCAGATCGTGCTCACCGCGACAGGTCTTCGCTTTTACACCCGGCGTCAGAGCAACGACGACGTGCTGTTCAACTAGCCATGACCAAGCCCAGACCCAAAACCGGAGAGCAGCGGGTGACGCATCAGCCGCTCAAGATCGATCTGCTGCCGCAGAGCGCGCGGGATGCGATCGAGACCCTTTACGACTGGGGTCGCACCTGGATGGAGATTGCGGAGCAGTCCGCGCGGCCGTACAGCGATAAGTGGAAAGAGGACGGCGGCAGTTTCATCGACTGGGAGTCGCTGGACCTGAAGGTGCTGGAGCAGTTTCCGGAGATGAAGCTGGCCAAGAGCAGCCTGCACCGCTGGTTCGATCTGCGCGTGAGCCAGGCGCGGAAGCAGGTGCTGGCGGAGAGCGCCCAGGCGCGCGAGTTCGCGGGAGCTTTTGCCGGCCGGGATCTGGCAGGCGCCAATAATGCCGTGGTCAATGCGTTGCGCGACCAGGTCTTCAACCTGATCCAGAGCGCGGGCATCGGCGACAAGGCGCAGTTTGCCAAAGGCCTGAAGGATCTGACCCTGGCCATGAGCCGGATGCAGCGCGTGGAGCTGCAGGCCAAACGCGTAGACGCGGACCTGGCCAGGATCGATGCCGAGCGCGCCAAGCTGGCGGCCGAGGCCGGCGATCCGCGCGAGATTTACCTGCTGGCCTCGCAGGACCTGCTGAAGAAACTGCGCACCCGTGAGCTGGTGCGCGCTGTCATCGATCCCATCAAGGAAGAACTGATTCAGGAGTTCACGCATGGCGCTGAGGCCTTCTCAAAACAAATCGAAGCGTCAACAGCGTGAGGACGCGGCCGCCCAGCTCCGCGCAGTCTTTGGCGTGGTGCCCGGCGAGCTTAAGCCGGCGCGGAAAGATGCAAGCCAGGTACTGGACCAGGCGTGGGAGCTGGCCACAGACATCACCACGTTTGCCCAAAAGTACATGCGCCACTTCATGGTGGACCAGCAGACGGGCGCGGTCATCTCTCCGGCCGAGTTCCACCGCGAACTCTACCAGATCCTCCTGACGGAGCAGTTGGCCGCGATCGCCGCTCCCCGCGAACACGCCAAATCCACCTGCGTATCGGTGATCTTCGTTCTCTACTGCATTTGCTACAAGCTGCGCAAATTCATCGTGCTCATCAGCGATACACAGCCCCAGGCCGCGCTGCAGCTCGCGGCCGTGAAAGAGGAGATGGAGTCGAACGCCGAGCTGCGGGCCGACTTCGGCAACCTGGTGGGCGACAAGAAGTGGGATGTGAACGACTGCCGGACGACGACGGGCGTCACCCTGGCCGCGCGCGGCGCCGGGCAGAGCCTGCGCGGGTTGCGCTTCCGGCTGTACCGGCCGGACCTGGTCATCTGCGACGACATGGAAAACGAAGAGGATGTGGATAACCCCGAGACCCGCGAAAAGCTGGAGCGCTGGTTTGTGGGCACCGTCCTCAACCTGGGCAAGAAGTGCCAGGTCTTCGTGATCGGCACCATCCTGCACTACGACGGCCTGCTGGCCAAGCTGCTGGATCCGGAGAAATTCAAGAAGTTCATCAAACGGCGCTACGAGGCGGTTGACCAGGAGTGGCGTCCGGAGACGGTGCTTTGGCCGGCGAAGTGGGACATCGAGAGCCTGCATGAGAAGGAAGAAGTTATCGGCTCGGTGATGTTTAATCAGGAGTTCCGCAACCTGCCCATCTCTGAATCGACACAGGTCTTCAAGGAAGAGTGGATCACGCGCCACGCCTTCCGCCGCGAGGAGCTGGTTGGGAAGGCGACGGTCAAGATCAGCTATAACGACCCGGCCATCAGCCAGAAGTCTACGGCTGACTTCTTTGCCAGCGTCACCATCGACATTGACGCCCAGGGTTTTATCTATGTGACGCGGGCCGAGCAGGACCGGATGCCCTTCACCAAACAGGTGGAGTTCATCCTGCGCCGCGCCGACGAAGAACAGCCGATGGTGATCGGCATCGAGGACCAGGCGTACCAGACGGCGCTGAAGCAGGCAATCGAGGATGCGTCGCGCACGAGCGGCCGCTATCTGAATGTCGTCGGCGTGCCTCACCTGACTGATAAGTTTCTACGCATCTCCACCATGAGCCCGCTGGTGGAGAACGGCACCCTCCGCTTATGCCTGGACGGAACACAGAAGACGCTGATTTCGCAGCTCCTGTTCCTGGGCAAGATCAAGGACGATTTGGCCGACGCGCTGGAAGGCGCTGTGGAGTTGGCCAGGCGTTTCAACTTTCAGGCCGCAATCGCCAGCAGCAACGTGCAGGTGGGCGGACGTGAACAGACTTTTGGCCGCGAGGACGTGCTGGCCGGCAACCGCGGCGGCGGAGACTTTGTGCGCCGCGACAGGAGATCCAGATGGGCTTGATTCCGGGACGAATTAAATCGCTCTTCACGCGCAGGCCTACCTCGGAGCGCAACAGCCTCACCATGCTCAACCTTGACGAGGCGCATCGCTGGGACGCGGCGCGCACGGATGCGGACGAGACCGCCGTGCGCCAGGCCATCGCGAAAACCGGCATGACCAATGTGGCGGAGAGCGATATTCCCATGCTGACCGCAGCGTTCAAGATGCTCGGGACGGGCAAGCTCTCAGAAGATCAGCGACTAGCGGCCGAGGCCGTTGCGCCGCAACTATTCACCTTGACAACGGGTGACGGCGAAGACCCAGGCTTCCGGCGCATTACGTCGCTGGCCACCCTCCGCGATCTGAATCCGCTGATGCATGACCGCATGTTGCAGGTTTGCTACTTCCTCGCGGTCACGACTCCCTTCGGAAAGCGGATCGTGGAGATCCTCACCGATTACACCCTGGGCAAAGGGGTGCGCGTCACTGCCAAGGATCCACGCGTGCAGGAGGTAATAGACGACTTTTGGAACGACGAAATAAACGACATGGACGCCAACTGCGAGGCCTGGTCAGACGAGAAGACAATCTTCGGCGAGTTGTGTATTCCTGTGGCCGTTAATCCTGTCAGTGGCAAAGTGCGCCTGGGCTATATCGACCCCATGAACATTGACACCGTCCAGTTTGCCGAGATGGCTACGGCAGACGGAACGGCCAGCATTAACGTGCCCTATGCGGTAAGGCTGCGGCGCGAGGTGGGCGAGATCCTGCAGAAGCCGATGCTGATCGTCAGGCGCATCGACGATCCGAACGATGAAAACTACGGCCGCTTGAATGGGGAGTGCTTCTACTGGACTCTTAACAAGGTCAAGTCCGCCAGCCGTGGATTCAGTGAACTGTTTGCCCTGGCAGACTGGATAGATCTCTTCGACCAGATGATCTTCGACTTCGGCGACAAGGTCCGCTTTCTGAACTCGTTTGTGTGGCACTACACGCTCCAGGGCGCCGACGGCAAGAAGGTTGCCGATTTTAAAGACAAGCTCACCAAGGATCCGCCGAAGCAGGGCGGTGTCCAGGTGACCAACGAGCAAGTGAAGATTGAGGCACAGACGCCGGACTTCAAAGGCCAGGACATGGCCGGCGGCAGCTCCATGGTCAAGAAGTACGGCCTCGGCGGCGCGGGCATTCCTCCAACCCTGATGGGCGATGGCGACGACGCGAACCGGGCCTCGGCGCTGGAGATGAACGCGCCTTTCACGAAGAAAATTCAGAAGCGGCAGAATTTGCTCTCGCGCTGCATCAAGGCTGTTCTGAACTTCGTGCTCGATTGCGCGCAGCGCGCCGGCGTGCTTCCGGAAAACATCGACCTCAGCTTCACGATCGAGTTCCCGGAGATTGCCGTTAAGGATCTCGAAAAAGGCGCGCAAACTTTGGTGGGTGCCGCTACAGCTCTGCAGACAGGGCAGGATCAAGGATGGGTCACCACACAGACGGCGGCCCGCGCCTTTCACACGTTGCTCTCGGAGATCGGCGTGCAGATCGACGACAGCCAAGAAGAATACCAGGCAGCGCAAGCCGAGAAGGCGGACCGCGCTGCAAAGGCTCAGGATCTGTTCTTTCCGCAGTCGGCCCTGGGCGCGGCCTTGAAGGCGTTGAAGACGCCGGCGCCGAACGCGGCCGAGGAAGCCGGCAAAGGTCCAGATGACGATCTGCTGGATGCGGACGAAGCAAGGACGAGGGTGAACTGATGGCTGAAACGCGCAGTTCAACCGATGTCCTGATTCAAGCGCTGGAGGAATTCGGCAAGAGTGAAGCAAAAGCTGTCGTTGTCATTTTCACGGATGAAGCAAACGAAATCGTGATCATGTCGAACGCATCGAGATCGCAAGGGATTGGGCTCTGCGAATACGGCAAGCAAAGTATCATTCACCGGATTTTTAAGGACTGAAGTTTATGGCTGACTCCCGCGCACAGGCTTACGCTCAGCAGCTCGACTTGCTCACGAAGCAGGCGGAGGCGCTCACGCCAGAGGCGCGGCTGCGCATCCTGAAGCTGCTGGACCAGGCCAACCGCGAGATCCTGGTCGACGTGGCGCGCAGCCAGCCGTCGAGCTATAACGCCGCCCGGCTGCAGGCACTGAAGGCGCAGATCGATCGCGTGATGGCGGAGTTTGCCAGCCAGGCCGGCAGTCAGGTCAGCGAACTGGAGCAGAAAGCTTTTCTGCAGACAGCCGCGCAGATTGACGCCACGGTGGCGGCGGGCACAGGCACGCTGATGGTGCAGCCGGTTGTGGACCGCGCCCTGTTGCAGGTTGTGCAAGGCTATACGGCTGACCTCATCTCGGGACTCTCGCGCGACGCGAGCGCGAAGATCAACGCAGCGGTCCAGCGCGCAGCATTGGGTGGGCTCAATCTGGAGCAGCTCGTCGCGCAAATAGGTTCGACGCTTGAAGGGGGAACCTTTAGCGGATTGTTCAGCCAGGTGGGCGAGCGGTCTATGTCAATAGCCCTTAACGAAATCAGGCGCCTGCAGTCGGTGGTTTCCATGGCCCGGATAAATGATCTGGCCCCTCATCATCCTGGCTTAGGTAAAGGATGGCGGCATATTCCAGTGGCAAGAGTGCCGCGCATTTCCCATATTCTCGCCAATGGCCAAGTACGCAAGCCTGACGAGCCCTTTCTTGTGGGCGGCGAAGAGCTGCAATTTCCGCGCGACCCCAACGGTTCGGCGGAAAACACAATCGGTTGTTCTTGTCTTCTCTACCCGGCGCTCAGTGCCGATCAACTGAAACCCACCGACCAGGAGCGCGACTTACTCAAGAGCTACGGGCTCTCGGTCTCAACCAAAGCAGCGTGAGGTACTTTCCATGGGCAACACTTCGATCGCAACAGCCAACCTGAGTACGGCTTCGGCCGTCACCACGCCCCCTGCGCCAGCGCACCTGCCCGCAGAGGCCAAACAGCAGTGGATCGACACGTACAACAAGGCGTTCGCGCAAGCCCAGAACGACTATCCAGGGAATGCCCGCGCACAGCGCACAGCGGCGCAGAAGGCCGCGAACGCGCTGCTCGCCGTGACCGCGCCGAAGTCGGCCGCGGACATTGACGCGCTGCCGGCCTGGCAGGTGCTGCTCCGCTCCACGCGCACCGTGGGCGATGTACAGACCCGCTTATGCGTGACTGCGGACGGCCACAAGTACAGCTTCCCCGTTGAGTCCGCGCCGCCCGATCCTCCGGCGAAGGACACCAAGAAGACGACGAAGTAGTAGCAGCTATCCCAACTAACCCCGCTGTTGCCGTTGCCTCCAAAAGGGGCAGCGGCAACAGTGAAAATGAGGCTGAAATGAAGCAACCTATTCGATTCATGCTTACAGCGGAAGCGGACGGCGCCGAGCTTTCGCTCGACGAGCAGCAGTCCCGGCTCAATGAGGCTCTGCGCGAGCAGTTCGGCCTGGGCATGGACGGATGCTCGCGCTTCTATCTTTGCGATACCTTCAACGATTACATCATCGCGCGCGGTCCGGAAGCGAAGCTCTACCGCATCCCGTACACCATGAAGGGTGACGAGGTGGACTTCGGCGACGCCCAGGAAGTGACCACGGCATATGTGCCGGTGGCTGAGGCCTGCGAGTTTATCGCGGCAGAGGGCGACGCGCAGCCGCAGTCAGGCAAATACAAGATTGGCGCGCTCAAGGCCGGTTGGGGCAACGGCGCCATCAACGGCACATCTGCGCCTCACTACTATCCGCCGGCGTTTGTGGCGATTGTTGCCGAGGCGCTGAACGGCAAGCCTTTCGGACGCCGGCATCCCGATCAGCGCGGTCCCGATCCAACGGGCGCCACCGATCCGGACCGTATTGCCGGCTGGCTTGAGGGCGGAGCCTTTGACGGCCAGCGCGCGATCGCGACGGTCAACCTCTTCACAGCCGAGGCTGCGCTCCGCTCCAGGCTGGACGAGGCGCGGGAGAAGCGCACGATCAACAACTTTGCCGTCTCCATGCTGGCATCTGTGGGCTACAAGCCTGGCGTGGTCGAAGGCAAACAGTGCCTGGTGGCGGAGGATCTCGGAACGCTGTACTCCGTGGATCTCTGCGCACGGGCCGGAGCCGGCGGCGAGTTTTTGACCGCCGCGAGCTTTGCGGCCAACGATATTTCAGCGGCGCAACTACGCGCCGTCAACGCAGCAACCACCGCGATTGTTCCCAATCGCCCCAACCGCGGCGGCGCTGCCAGCGCTACCGAAGGAGCATTTCCAATGAAGAAGTCCATTCTTCGACTGCTCGAAGCGCTTCGGCAGAAGAATGCGTCGCGCTGCGCCGAGCTGAGCCTGCAATTTGCCAATACCGCGGAGGCCGATTATCCGGTCTTCATGGAAACAGTGACCACCGCCTTGACCGAAGCGCCAGACGCCGCGGCCGCAGCCGCAGTGGTAACCGCTGAAGCCGCCACCGCACAGCTTGCCGAGGCTCACAAGATCCAGAGCCGCAACCGCATTGAGACCTCGCTTGTCGCATCCAAGCTGCCCAAGCCGGCGCAGGATCTGGCGCGGACTCACCTGGAGTCCGCCCTGGTCGCCGAGGCTGACCTGAAGCAGGAGAAAATCGACGCGGAGATCACCAGCGTGCGCGCCGCGTTCGCCGCATTCAACACCGTTGGCCGTATCCATCCGGCGGTGAATGTTGCGCTGGACAGCGCCGACAAGCTGGCCCTGGCCATGGAAGCGGCCGTGGGCGTCAAGGCGTCGATGACCCAAGGCGTCCCGGCATTCCGCGGGCTGCGCGAGGCCTACCAGACGATCACCGGCGACTGGAACCTTGACCGGCTCCGCGGCGGCGGCGGCGGGTTCACCGGCCATGTGCTGGCGTCGGAAGCCGTGCTGACCGGCGACTTCCCCAACATCCTGCTCAACAGCATGACCAAGCGGCTGCTGCAGGACTGGGCGGAGCTGGCGCTCGACGGCCTGTCGAACCTGTACACGAAGGCATCCATCAGCGATTACAAACTGCAGGATCGCGTGCGTGAAGGATACTTCGGCGAACTGCCGATCGTGAACGAAGGCGCGCCGGGATATACGGAGATTGCTCCGCCTACCGACGAGCTGGTGACCTACCAGGTACAGAAGCGCGGCAACCTGCTCTCGATCTCCGAGGAGACGATCCGCAACGACGACCTGGGCGCGATCGCACGCTTCCCCGGCCGCCTGGCGCGGGCCGGCCGCTGGACGCTGAAGAACTACATCACGTCGTTCTTCGCCAACAACCCGAACTACACCGGAGACTCTGTGGCCTGGTTCAACGCCGGGCATTACAACCTGGGCGCCGTGGCTCTCACGCAGGACGCTCTGATCACGGCCGAGGTTGCGCTGTTGACCCAGACCGAGAAGGACTCCGGTGAACCGCTGGGGCTTCCGCTCGACTGGCTCATGGTGCCCCCGGCGCTGGCCGCCACCGCGCGCCAGATCAACCAGACCAACACCGCCGGGTCGAACGCATTCTTCCAGCGTTTCGGCGTGAACAACGAGCGCATCTACGTCAACGAGAAACTGACCGACGCCAACGACTGGTATTACGGGACGAAGCAGGAAAACGCTCCGTTCCTTGAGATCGGTTTCCTCGACGGCATCGAGAACCCGCAGATCTTCCTGGCCAACCAGCCGACGATCGGCACCCAGTTCACGATGGATGAGCTGCAGTACAAGGTCAAGATGGTGTTCAACGGCGCCATCATCGACTTCCGCGGCGTGGGCAAGAACGTCGTAGCCGGCTAGGGCTTAGCCGGCGCGATTGCCTTACGCACCCGCTGCAGGTGAATGCAGCCACGGCTGCCGGGCCGAAGCAATTCGGTCCGGCATTCCAGTAAACAGGAGCGATTCCCATGCAGGACAGTTTCCGCAGAAGCACCATCACTCTCCCGCTGCCCGCGCCGCTGGCGGCAAGCAACGGCCAGGTCACCATCATCTCGCCACGCCCACAGCGCATTGTGAGCGCACAGCTCTGCCTCAGCGACACCGGGGTAGACACACCACACGCCACGGCGTTGGCCACCGCACAGGCCACGCTCACCGCTGACACGGCCGCCGCTGCGATCGCGGATGCGGCGTATACGGCAAACCCTGCCGGCGTAGGCTTGCTGGCGGCAAAGACGGCTGCAGACGCCCTGGTCGTGACTGACCAGGCGGCGGTTGTGGCCGCACAGGCCGCTATCACCTCAACCGTGGCGGTCGTGAACGTGAACGGTACGGCGATTACCAACACGGGCGCGCTTTCAATCAAAGCCGCAGCGGCCGGCAAATCCGTGAGCACAACCATCACCAAGGGGTCCAACCAGTACCCTGGCGGCGCCCGGCTGAACGCCGGCGACGTGGTGACCGTTGACCTGGCCAGCGTGCCGGCGACGACCGTGCCCAAGGCCGGATTTGTGTTGCTGGACATCGTTGAGGTGGACGTCTAACAACAGCCTTCAGCTTCTAGCTTCTAGCTCTCAGCTAGAGGCTAGAGGCTAGGAGCTTGGAGCTGCACCTTTGCCTTTCCCTTACGCCATAGCGGACTTCGCCAACGAGATTCCGAACGTCCTTTCGGATGACGCCAATCGGCTTGGCGGCCCTACCGGGACTATCTTCCCGGCGCTGGTGGCGCGCGCAATCATCCAGCGTTATTCGGCGGATTCGCCGCTGTGGATCGTAAGCGACATCGAGGGGAACAGCACCAACTACATTCCGCTGCCGGTTGCCCCAGGCGAGGGCGACGATCTGCCGGTCTTCGAGCCGAACTTCTCAGTGATCTCACAGATTGAGTTCCCTATCGGCCAGCAGCCGCCGCAGCTCATTCTCGACTCGGACTTCCGCATCTATCGCGCGCCCGGACAGCCGACGAAGATCCTCATCAACTTCGACACTCCGGAGCCGGGTGACTCTCTGCGCTGCACCTGGTCCGCCCGTCACCTGGCCGATGGATCCACGGTGCCGGATAAGGACTTCTACGCGGTGGTTGACTTTGCCGCGAGCCTGGGCGCGGAGCGGCTTGCCAGCTTCTATGTAGGCACGGGCGACTCGACCCTGCAGGCCGACGTGGTGCAGTACCGCTCGAAGTCGGCAGAGATGCTGTCCGTGGCCAAGGCGCTGCGCAAGCGCTATTACAACCATATGGGCATCGAAGAAGGCGCAACCGAAGCTGATACCGGCCCGGCCTTCGCAATCGGCAACCAATATCTGGAGCAAAACTCCGGAGTGGACCGCATGGTCCACAACAAGTATTCGAGGTAACCGATGGCCTGGAGCGCGCAAATCCGCGGAGAAGAGAATCTGGCGCCCGAGATGCGCGCGGCCTACGAGGCCGGCGTGCAAGCGGGCCTGGAGGCTCTGGGCGTGAAAGGCGCGGAGATGGTGCAGGAGAACATCGCCACGCCCTATAACGGTCTTCCGCCTGCGGTCTGCTTCGGCAACCTGGCCAGTTCCGTCGCCTCAGAGTTTGTGCGCGATGCTTCGATGGCAACCGAGATAGTCGGCGTCAGTCCCAATGTTGGCGCAAATGTGTACGCGGCGCCTGTTGAAACCGGCGCGCGCCCGCACTTCCCGCCGGCGTCGGCGCTTGTGCCGTGGGTGCAGAAGAAGTTTGGCATCGACGATGAAAAGCAGGCCCTGGGCGTGGCCTTTGCTATCAGCAAGAAGATGAGCCAGCGGGGCACGCAAGGGCACTTTATGTTTGCCCGCGCGCTGGATTCGCTGGAACCGATGGCCGCGCCGGTGCTTGAACATGAGCTGGCGCTTGCTTTCACGGCGCATGGATTCACGGGGACAATGGCATGAGCGCATCCGCCGCAATCACCGCTGTCTCAAACCTGCTGAAGACTGTTGCGGGTGTAGGGCCTAACGTCTACTCGATGATCCGCTTCTCGAATGACGATGCACTGTTCAAGACGCTCTTTGTGGACGCAACTACGGACCCGGCAGAGCCGATCGTGCGCACCTGGATGGTGAGCCGCGAAGCGAGTCCCGCCCTGGACCAGGCGATGCAGGCATGGAAGGCGACGCACAACATCGTCATCACCGGCTTCATGAGTTTTCAGGACGGTGTATCGGAGCCCGTGTGGCAGGCACAGATCGACGCTATCACCGCAACCTTTGGCGCATTTGCAGACCGCCATCTCGGCGGCTTTGACTGGTCGGGGCCGCCAACGGTTGAGGGCGTGAAACTGGTTTTTTTTGGCAATGTGCTTTGCCACACGGCGCGCATCATTCACCCGGTTCAGGAATTTCCGCTCAATTGAGCGACGCTCTCACGAGCAGAAGGAGCAACCATGGCAACGACGTTCACCACCCAGAGGTCGATCGCCCGCAATATCGTGCTGAGCGCCAACGCTCAGGAAACGTGGGGCGAGGCACTCGCCGATGCCGCGTTCACCTACCGCGCGCGGCCTGAGACATCAGGCTTCGCCAAACAGACGTACGAGAAGGAAACCGACTATCAGTACGCCGGCAAGGGCAGCTCCATGGCCACGGAGAGCCGCCTGATTACCGAGCAATCGTCCCTGGACCTGAACACGCGCCTTGACGACTTCCTGGCCGGATGGATGTTTGCCTTTTGCCTGGGAACGGAAGTCTTCACCGCCGGCGCAGTGGGACCGCCGCAACTGCCGAATACCCACGTCTTCACCTGGAAGGATACGGGCGATCCTGCCACGGCGACCAACGCCTACATCGAGGACACGGCCGGCCTGAAGCGGAAGTGGAGCGACCTCTGCCTTTCGCAGTTGGTGCTCTCCGGCGCCGACAAGGGCTCCATCATGGCAAAGGCAACCTTACTGGGCACCGGTGTCGTGATCGACGCGACGATCGCGGATCTGCCTGCGCTGCCCACCGCGCAGTACCTCTACGGCTCCGACTCCATCGTGTCGATCGGGCCGGTTGGCGCTCCGGTTTCGCTCTCGCCACGCGTGCTGAGCTGGGAAGCCACCTTCGATCACCAGCTCGAACTCTTCCGCGCGGTGGGCTGCGGCACCAAGCCATACTTCGTGCGCCTGGGCAATCCACTGAACAAGCTGAAGCTGGTGATCGCGGCCGATGGCACTGCGGACGTGCGCACCTGGATGATCAACCAGACGCCGCTGGAAGTGAAGATTGCGGGACAGTCCGGAGCGGCAAGCCTGCTGATCGACTATCCCAACGTCATTCTGCCGAACGCGGACCTGGGCGAACAGGATAAGTACGTCGCTTACACGGTGCAGCTCGATCAGAACTCGATTCTGCAGCCGGCGGGCGGCGGCGAGTCTGTCACCGTCACCGTGAAGAACACGGATGAGGCCTACCTGACTGCGGCCTAGCGAGTGGCTTTTCTCCAAGGGGCGCGGTGGACAGGCGCGCCCCTCTTTTTGAACCGCTGAACCTTGGAGGGCACGATGAAGAAAAAGACTGAAGAAGTTGAGAATGAAAAGGCGATGCTGCCGCTGGACATGCCGCGCTCCATCACGCTGAAGAGCGGCAAGCATACATTTACCTATCACCTGCGCCGGGTGACCTGCGCCGACTGGCTCAGCTACTTCCAGGGCATTGTCAACCAGACCCTGCAGGTGAATGGACAGCGCGAGCAGGTTTTTGAATCCGATTCGGCGCTGCTGGAGCTGGTGGACAGCGTTCTTACGGACGTGGAAGGTTACGGCGACATCGGCGCTATGAAGGAGTGGCGCGTGGCTGTGCCTCTCAAGTACCGCATGGCCGTGGGTATCGCGCTGCTCAGCGTGGGCGTATCCAAAGCCAAGGACATCACGCCCAGCCTCTGCGACCTGGTGGAAGTGACTCTGGATGCGACCTGGGCGGTCGGCGGCAAAACGCTCTTCTTCTCCGGCCTGGTGCACCGTTTCCGGCAGCCATCGATTGCCGATCTGAAACGCTTCAATTTTGAGGCCTCGCGGGTGAAGGTGACGGGATCGGCGAAGGACGGCATCACCGTTTATCCGCCTCACCAGGCAATCGCCATGAAGATCTACGACGATCTGATTGAGAGCGTGGACGGCTACTCGGTGCATGG